CTTTTGGTATATCTAGTATTACAAGAGCAGCAGGAGGTCCAGTAAAAGGAGGAAGTGGTTATCTTGTTGGAGAACGTGGGCCAGAACTATTTAGCCCAGGTGTATCTGGAATGATTACACCAAACCACGCACTCGGAGGATCAACAAATGTAGTAGTAAACGTAGATGCTTCTGGTTCTTCTGTTGAAGGTGACGAAGATGAAGGAAGGCAGTTAGGCTTAGTATTGTCAGCAGCGATAGAATCAGAATTAATTAAGCAGAAAAGACCTGGAGGTTTACTTGCATAATGGCTACCTTTCCATCAATCACACCTACATACGGACAACAAAAAAGATCCGCACCAAATACTAGAACTGTTCGTTTTGCTGATGGTTACGAACACAGAATATTATTCGGACTTGCTGCACATCAAAATCCAAAAGTTTTCAACTTTACATTTAACGTATCAGAAACAGATGCAGATACAATAGAAGGATTTTTAGATAGTAGAGCAAATGATAGTGCCAGCTTTACTTTTACTCCACCAGGAGAAGGGTTTACAAAAACAGGAACTTATTCTCAATCAGGTACTACAGTAACAATCACGATTACAGGTCATGGTGTAGCTGTAGGAGATGAACTTACTATTGATTACACTTCTGGATCGGCAACTGATGGTAC